CGTTGTAACCGACTGGTACTCCAAGGCATCGGCGTTGTCGGCCGTTGCATAGATGCTGTCGTTGTGTTGAACGCCAACGATTGCAAACGTGCCATCACCGCCATCAGCCACCGAGATGCAACGGAACTTCTGGTGGGCAACAGTTGATGACTGAATCGACCAAATCGATTGAGCCAGCGGCGCTGCGCTGAACGCAGACGACACCGTGATGACAGCGCCATCAACGGTGCTGATTGTCTTGGTTTCGATCGTGCCGTCGGGCAACGTTGCCGTAAGCGTGTGAGATGAGCCACCGGGCAGCGTCACCGTGATGTCAGCCGTGACCGTCGTTGTTGTTGCTGCGCTGCAACGGCCAGCGATGCGTGCGCCTTGCCGCATCTCATCGGCGACAGCAAACACTTGACCGGGCAGAACGATTGCGCCCTGAAGGCCAGTCGAGAACGTGACGGTTTCGCCGTCCAGTTCTTCGGATGCCATCATCCAGCGGCCTAGGCGGTACGCCTGATTGCGTGATGTGCAACCAAAGGCAACGACCTCGCGGACCTGGTAGCCGTACTTAGTGATCAGCGCGGCGTCTTCGACAACAACAAAGTTCGGCTTATAGAAGTTGTCGGGGTCGTTGTAGCGGACGCGAATGCTGGTGCTGCGCGTTTTAAGGGATGAACCCGTGTAGTTAAAAACGCCCTCAATGACGTTGCTGTTGGTGTAAAGGTGAACCGGATCAACAGCAGAGCCGTCGAGGTTGCCGTGATCAGCAGCCAGCTGCACGGTGTTGCTGCTCCAGTAGGACATCCCACGGAACACCGAGGCGAGATCCTGCAGCACGTTGTAAGCCGCTGCGCGATCACCGATGACAACGTTGCAGGCAAAACGCGGCTCTGTGGTGCCGTCTTGATTCGTAACCAGCTGGTTAGCGTATTGGATTAACGGATAAAGATCCGTGTAGCTGATGTTGGACGCGCTGACGAAATCACCGCAGCCATAGCGGTCGTTCAGCACCATGTCGGCAAAGATGCAGACAGGGCAGGTTGTCCATGACGTTCGGGTGCTGCCGTCGAACGCGACTTCCTGCGTCAGGTCAAGACTGCCGTCATCACGCACCGCAGCATTGTGCGGGATCTGCACCAGTCGTCCTTTGACTAGGTAGGCACGAGTCGGCAGGTTGCTGAACTGCCGAGTGTTCAGCTCAAGGCCAACGCAAGCGGTGTACGGGTAGGCGCTGCGGATCTCTTGGCGCTCGATAATCGACGACCAAATCAGCTGATTGGCTCGACCGTTTGCTAGCGGCGACGTTGTGGGAACCTCCTCGAAGTCCGCGAACTTGACCTCAAAATGATCTTCACCAAGGTTTACCTTTTCAACCTTGACGTTCCACGGGTAGCCCTCACCTTTTGCATCACGCGGCAGCTCAATAACAGGCGTTTTGATCTGATAGTCGGTCAGCGCAATGCCTGTGATTGTCTTGTCAAAAACGACGTTGTAGGCAGCGCCCTGGGCCTGCACTGACACGCGAATCTGCAGGCTGCCGTTGAACGGCTGACCTTTCGCCAAACCTTCAACAGCAGTTGAAAGCAAACGAGGAATCGTGAACAACAGCTGCACCGAATCAACTTCTGAATCAGTGATCTGCCTGATGACAGTGCCAGAGCCGTAGTCTCTTGCTGTTACCTCATCGTTTTCGTTGACTGTTTCGGAATAGTTTTGCCCGACCTGAACTGCAACGCCTGTGATCGTCGTTGTTGCGTTGCCTGCTTGCAGCAAACGTGTTTGCCTGCGCCCGCCGAGGCGATAGTCAACGTCTACATCTTCAGTCGGAAAGTTTGCATCGTTGCCGGTGAATAGCGGAGTTTCGTCTAGAAAGATCTGTTCATTGATGGCATCGAAACCCTCGATCGGGCCTTCACACAGCAGGTCAACAAGTCTTACGCTAGAGGTCGAGTTAAGTGCCATGATTAACCGAAGCTAGGGTTGAAACCGTGCCGAATCCGCATGGTGGTGCTGTCGTTCACAGAGGCGTCCAAGATAGTTACATCTAGATTGTAAAAATCAATGTGCGGCGCTTTGTTAGGGTCAAATTTGTGGTAGTAACGATAAGAGCTTGTTGTTAATCCTTGGATCGTAAAAGATTCTCTTGCGTGAATGTCGTCAGTGCCTTGCCTGCGTGATTCAATCATGTATGAAATAAACCCATCGGTTTTTGTTGTGCCAGGGCCGCTCACGAAAGCAAACAAATTGACAACCTCAATGACTACATAATAAAAGTCAGGGCTTTTTGTTGGCCCTTCACTGAACTCAAGGCGGAAATTGTTTGCGGCAGTCAGCTTGTCATCTTCCTTGGGTGCTGTAAATACGTCTGCTGTTGATGATCTATTGAGCTGAAAGTGAACAAAGTTCCAGCGGGCCATGCCGTCACGCCGCGTGCCCAGCTGTAGCTTGTTGCCGTTGACCGTGACCGTATCATTGCTCGGCGTTCTAGTTGCTTTTTTGACCGGGTCAGATTCATCAGCAACGTCAACATCCGCCGAAATGACGTGCGAGCCGATCAGCACCTTGCCGTAAGCCACCGGGATGGTCGCGCCAACACCAACGGTGTTTTGCGCTCCGAGGTAGGCGTAAGACTGCTGGCCGTCAGCGCCGCGATTGACGGACTCTGGCCGCGTTGCTTGAAACTCACCTCTAGTGTTGACCCCGCCAACGCCCCCAAGATCAGGCTGTGGTGACAGCATCTGTGTCACGCCACCCAGCACCATGCTTGCGCCAACAACTGACAGCGCAGTGCCGATAGCGGTGGCGTTCAGAACGGCAACAGACGAAACGCCGACAATGCCAGCACCACCAGCACCGAACAAACCAGTGGTGCCGAATAGGCCAGCACCAGGGAAAAAGAACGACGCAGCAATCAGACCAATACCGGCAAGAATCTGACCAGCGCCATCCTGACCAACCAGCACAGGCGCAACGATCAGATCGTTTTGGCCGATCGGCAGGTGCAGATCGTTAAGGTTTAGATCAACGCCAGCCTGCAGAACTCGATAACCGATGCCGCTTTCGTGCGCTGCGATCAGCTCAGCCTTGAAAGCTGGATAGTTGATGCACAGCAACTTGATCGCATCAGCAGGCGTGCGAAGGTTTTGGTAGACGTGTTCAGCGCCGTACCGCTCGCCTAAATCACCCAAGAGTCGGACGACTTGCTGCATATCGGAAAACCGCCGCGACCCTTGCCAAATAGTATCTGCTCAGCGGAATCACCGCACTTAGCGAATCACGTTGCTGGTGCAATATCCGCTCGTCGGGCAACAGAACAGCAGCGTGCATCGGAGTGCGCGTGGCGATTCTCATGATCAGAACATCGCCGGGCTGTCGGGTCTGCATCGTGACCTGCTGAAAGCCGATGCGCTCGGCCTCTGCGAGGAAGATGCTTTCGCAAGTCTGCGTACTCTCTGGCCGCTCGTAGTCAGGCAGCTCTACGCCCTGCAGCTTGAACCAATCGCGCACCAGCGTGAAGCAATCGGTCTTGCCGTACTCCCACTGACGGCCAACTAAGGATTGATAGTCAACCATTCGTTCTGAGGCATCCGCAAAATGTGCCAAGGCACAGAGCCTTGACTGCATACAGTCTGGTCTGACTCGCTTGGCGGCCCACCCTGCGGGTGCGAGTGAACAACAGCCTCGATTTTGCCCATCATTGCCGCGACGGCATAGTCACGAGGCTCCAGCACAAACGTGTTCTCTGGCGCATCTGCTGCGTTACGGCACGGCCAATACTGCCCGTTGACGACAAGGCCACACGCCTCGCGTGGGTAAGAACGTGCAGCGTGCGCCTCAGCGTCAGATCTGAAGTCGAGCACCAGGAAAACCTCCGAAAGGCAGATCACCCTCAGGAAAGCGCAACGTGCAGCTGCTGTAACGCTTGCCGCAAACATCGTTCGCTTCAGTCGTCGGGTTGTTGTTGATGTCGAAATAGTTGGTGCCCTTGTAGCCGCAAGTGCTCTCCTCGCGATAAACCCACGGGCAATGTTCCAACACCTGACGACGCGGCAGCGCAACGTTAACTAGATCGAGCTTGCTTGCCAGCTCAAACTCAACCAGCAGTGGGTTCTCATTCGCAACGCGGTCGATGTAATAGATCTGGTCTTCAAACTTCGCTGTCGGGTCTGCAGTCGCGTTTGTGCCGCTCGTGAAGTTCACGGCGTCCAGAAACTTTTTGCAAGTCTGGATTCGCGTGACCTTTGCCTGCAGCGGGTTGTAAAGCAGCAGCAGAGCCGAGATGGCGTTGCCGGTGTTTGCGATCCGCATTGTCGGCCGAGGCAGCACGCCTTTCGTTGACGCCTCGAAGCCGTCGACCTCGATTGCTGTTGCCGTATAAGTCAGGCCGTTAAACACAACGTCAGCGGTCAGCTCGTTTGTGCCTGCGTGGTAGTAGTAAACCTGATCCACGCCGTTGACAGCTTGGGTCAGCTCCAGCTGGAACAGCTCGATAATCGCCGAGGGCTCTAAAGACTGCAGCTGCTCCTGAATCGACTGCGGTGTGCTCATGCTTCAAACACCTGCACAAAGGTTGTAGTCAGCTCAACGCGACCTTTTGTGATCATCGTTTTGTTCCACGCAGGGCAGCGCACCTTGATGCTGCTGCTTTCGCCTGGGGGCGTGAACGTGAACTTCTCAGTGCCGCCACGAGCGTCTAAAAACGCCTCAACGGTGTCTGATTCAGACTCCGACAGGTTGTAGGTCAACGTGAACGACTTCGGGTTTTGGTTGATACCGAGGCTGCCAACTTGCTCATAGCCGCTGCCAAAACGTGATCGACGGACAAGCGGCTGGCTGCCCTTTGTTGTGCCGTAGGACGGCTGGAGGTTGACGGATGTATCCCAGCTAGCGGTCATCGGCTCAGAAGTCCTCCAGGTCGTTGCTGCTTAATTAACTCAGTCTGGACTGCAGCGCCAATCAAAGCGCCGAGCTGCCGTGACTGGCCCTCGTTGCCCTCGACGGTAGTGCCGCTGGCATCAACGTTCACAACGACGTTAGAGGCCATGGCAGCGCCGCCTCCACCTAGCTGATTGTTAGGGATGATCGTGCCAGCTCTATCGGGGACAAACAGCTCGGGGCCGCGTTCACCGACGATCGAGGGGCGACCAACAGGTGGGCGACCACCGTTTGCGAAACCTAAGAAGCCAGTGAAACTAAAGCCCTTCAGCGCGTTAAGTAGCTTCTGCTGGAGGATTAGCTTTGCCATCGATTTGATTACGCCCAGCAGGGAATCGCCGAGAGATTTAGTCCCTTCGATAGCTGCTGTAAGAGCGTCAACAATTCCGGTCCGGAAAGCATTGTCAAGCTCTTCAGCTTTTTTCTTTTGCTCGTCTAACTTTTTCTTGAGAGCTTCGTCTTGCTTAAGGCGAAGTTCATTCGCCTTAGTAATAGCTTCAGTGGCGTCTTGCTGCTCATGTAATGCGATAGTTGCTTCAAGCTCTGCTTTTATTTGATCATCTGTCAGACCGCGTTTGTTTTCAAGAATGTCAGCAATCTGAATCTGCCGCTCAAACTGTTTTCGTTCCTCATCGGTAAGTGCAGATGCAAGCAAAGTTGCCTGCTCTAATGAGCGCACACGATCTGCCGATGCTTGTGCAATTTTTGCGGCTTCCTCTGCTGGATCCTTGCCACCGCCCCTTGTGCGTTGAAGCAGCTCTGGGAGTTTTTTCTGCTCGGGCACACCAATCTCTGGAATCAGCTGACCGGTTTCAAAAGCAAATTGGTTGATAAGATCACTGAAACGTTGGGCACGAAGTTTAGTAAATTGACCCGAATCAATTTGGCCGCCTTGACCCGCCCGAAGCTTAGATAACTCCAAGGCTTCTCTATCTGCTTGCCGAAACAGTTTGTTTCGCTCTTCGTCGCTAATCCCAAAGCCAGTTAAACGTTTTTGTGCATTGAAGGCTGCGTTAATTGAATTCACAACATCGATAGCAAGCCCGAGAACACCTTTTAATGCAGGCGATAACACTCCCCCGATAGTTCGCGAAATGTTCTCGATGCCGTCAATCAAGGTGCTGAATTTGCCCGCAAGCGTGTCTGACTGGGCGATCGCGCCACCCGCATATTTGCCACCTGTTTCGGTGATGTTTTGAAGTGCAAGATTTACGGCATCTGCACTGATGCGCCCGCCTTCCAGCGCCTTGCGGAACTCGTCAGCTGTCAATCCATACATCTTCTGCAACTCGTCTTGCAGGCTGACGCCACGCTCTTGCAGCTGCAGCAGCTCTTCGCCCTGGAGCCGTCCTTTCGCTTGAATTTGGCCGAAAGCCGTAGCAATGCCGCCAAGATCAGCGCCGGTTGCACCGGCAACGTCAGCGAGTCGCTTTGTTACGTCAACCACCTCTTCTGTTGCAAAACCAAATGCCTTAAGGCGTTTTGCCGTCTCAATCAGCTCTGAACTTGTAAACGGCGTTACAGCGCCGAACTGCTGCAGCTCTGCGATGATATTGCGAGCGTTGCCAAGCGAGCCGGTCAAAACCTGCAAACTCCTGGTTTGGCGTTCTAGTTCTGCAGTTTTAACAAGAACAAATTTTCCGGCCTGGAAGAACGCAAGCCCTGCGACCAATCGCTTGATCGAGGCTGATAGCCGGTCAACCCCCTTGGCCGCTCCGGTAGCCGCTCGGCCCGTTCCTACAAACCTCCCCTTTGCATCCCTAAGGCGCCCGTTAACATCACGAGTTACACCTTCGAGTTTTTTAGTCTCGGCAGTAACGCGCTTGAGCGGGTTAATCGCCTTCTGCGCGTCAACAATCAGCTCAACAGTTGACTGTGCCACGGCGACCTAGCAATAAGCGAAGTCTACCGCCGCCCTTGCTTTGCGCGCTGCATAGCTTTTTCTTCCATCTCGGACTTCAGCTCATGGAAGGCCGCAAAATGCACAAGCTCGTCATCTGTCAGCTCGGTGCGAAGCCTGCTGACCGTCATCCCTAGTTCGCAGGCCAGGTGGAACTCATAAAAGACCCACTTGTCCTGCTTCAGTCGTTTTTTGCGTCTTCGAG